GCACCTCGACCGCTTCCGCCGCCTTCGCTAAAAACGCGAATTCGTCATCCCCGCCAAAGCCCAGCCGCGCCAAGTCTTCCTCCTCAATCGCCCCGGCCTCGAAGCCCTTGGCCAGCGCGTTCGGGTTCGCCCCGATCACCACCGCCGAAAGCTCCAGTTGTTCTTTCTCCAAATGGATCGCCCGGAGCTTCGCGGCATCGCTCGCCGGAACCCCGTAGGCCTCGACCGCTTCCAGAAACTCCTTCTCGTCCTTCCACCGCGCCGCCATCTTCGTTGTATAAAACCCGACCGAAACCGCCTTGAGAAAGCCCGCCTCGGTGAGCTTAAACCCCACATCCGCCGCCGCGTGCCCCAGGCCAATGGCCCATTGTGCCCGCTCCACGAGCTGCCCGTCCATCACCTCGGCCGAGAGCACCTTCCCGAGCACGTCGTGAATGTCCCAGGAATTGTGCGAATTCAGGAGAGGGGAGTTCTTCCGGAAATGGGTAAAGCTCCACCCGCTCGCAGTCACAATCTCCCCGTGATGGTCAAGCGTTTCGTCGCTGGCGACATAGTCCACAACGCCCTTTTCCGCGTCGATGATCTTCACCTCCGGCGTGATTCCCCGGCGCAAGATTTCATGCTCCTGGCCGTCATTGTCTGTGAATTTTCGTTTCATGATTTCCCTTGCTTGGTTTTCAGCCCTGCCCCATGTCCGCCACAATCGCATCGAGCCGGGCCTCCTCTTGTGATTTCTTCGACCGTCGCGGCCTCGCGCGGAAAAGCTGGTCGTTCGTCATTTTTCCTCGTGCCATCCCGCGCCGGTCCATGAAGGCATTCAATGCCCGGTCCATTTCGTTTTGCCCATAAAAGAAGGCCTTCTCCTCCTTCGGCTTCGCATCGAAGCGCCTCGGGTAGTTGTTCCTGATCTTCTCGCCGCGTTTCATGATTCTTAATTCGTTTCCGTCGCTGGCCCAAAGCTCGCGATCATCACGCACCGGCACCGGATCACTTGCCCGGCGCTCGCGTTCGGGTCGCCCGGATGCGCCATCTTTTCACCGCCCACCGTAAAAGGCTCATCGAGCGGCACCACGACCCCATCGACCATGAAGTGGTCGAGCCTCACCCGTTCGTCCTGGCTCGTGAGCCATTCCTTGAACTCAATCCCGGCGGCCTCCATCGTTTCCAGCCGCGCGCTTTCATAGGCCACCGTGGTCTCGGTCGTCGCGATCATCTCCGAGCGTTCCCGTGAAATCCCATTAAAGGCCGCCCGCGTCCGGCTCGCCAGTTGCTCCATCGTTTCCCCGGCATCGAGCCCGGCTTCGATCTCCGCCATGATTTCCCCGTGAATCCGCTCGCCCGCGTCCTTGATCATGTTCCGACGCCCCCGCAAAAACAAAAGCGTGTCTGCCGGGGCGAGCTCCGCCACGTCATCCTCGCGCCCGAGTTCATCGAGCCACAACTCCGTTGCAGCCGCCTCGCGAGCGCCACGCGACACCTCCGCGAGCCCGTCCACGAATTCTTCCAACCACTCCGGCAGGTCAAATGTCAAATCAATCGCCCCCGCCTTCGTGACCAGTCCCTTTTCTTCAAACTGTCCCAGCTTCGCCAGCGTCGCCGCCCGCGCCTTCATGAGGTGTTTGCCAAAGGTCGCCGCGAATTTCTTTTCCCAAGGCTGCCGCGCCCCGTGAACTTTTTCCCAAAGTTGCGCCCGCTCAAAATCAACCTTCTCCTTTTCTTCCGCCTTCGCCCTGGCCTCCTCGATCTCGCGAGATTTCCGGCGCTTCTCAAAAAGCCCCTCCATCTCCTCAACCAGGCCCCTTTGAGTCTCCGCCGTTTCGCGTGGGACTTCCCCCGCAACCTCGCCCCCGATCTCCACCAAGTTTGCCGGAACCCTCCCGACCTCATCTCCCTCAAACCTTGGCAACCCGAGCCCAAAATACTGATTCGCCACGCTCCAAGGCACCCCCTGGCCAACCATTTTTACCGCCCCCTCGGTCCTTTCCGACCGAACCGCTTGCATCGTCGAGTGTTCGTCGAGATCAAGGCACGCATAGACCGGCGCATCCATCACCGGAGGCCGAAGCACCTCCGCACCCTCGGTCCGCCCGTTCATCACCTCCTCGATAGCGTCCGCGATTTGATCCCCGAGCGGCTTGCAAGTGTCCTCGATCAACCGAAACCGATCGGAAGCCGAGCCGATCGAATAAGACGCCGTCACCTCCGCGAAGGAAGGCGGCACCCCGAAGGCAATGAAAATCTCGTGGCGGTTTTCCAGTCGTTGCGTCACAAAAGCCGCGTCCACCGCCTGCACCGACGGGTCCGACACCTTCAAGCCAGAGCCCACCAGGAAGGCCGGGACAAACTCGCCCCGCTTATTCCGCTCCCGCTTTTGTCGAAGGATCCGCGTGATTTGGGCAATCTGCTCGTCACTCGCTGCCCCTTCGCCGGTCACAATCGGCCCCCGGTCGCCGTTGTTCTCCATCAGGAGCTTGGCAAAGTTCCCCGCAAAATAGTCAGCCTCCGCCGCCATCTTCGCCGCGTACCACTCCGGCAAGCCCCGGAGCTCGTCGTAAGGATTCCAGCAAGCCAGGTGAATCACTTCCTCCGGAAGCAAGGTCACGATCTCCGCCGTTCCATTCACCCCCTGGCGGTGCCATTTCCATCCGATCAACTCGCCATCCTGCCCCGCGATTTCCTGCATATCCTGCGGGCGTGCGATCAGTAGGGGACTCTTCCGCTCCATCGGCACCCCTCGAAGAAACCAAGATTCGTCCAGAATCCAAAAACACTCTCCCGCCATTTTCAACCAACCCACCGAGGCCCGGATCAAGTCCCCCCGGTTGATCTTCCCGCGCGGACTCTTCGCCGGGCGCTCCCAGAAAGCCGACACGCTCGGCACCTCCACCGGCACCTCGCCGCCCCGTCCGTCCGTCGTGAGCTTGAGCGGCAACCCCGCCAAGGGATCCGCGCAATATTTAATCGCCCGCATGACCCAAGGCGAGTTCTTGTAGGCCTCCGCCAGGCTCCCGGTCGAGCGCGAGCTCACTTCATACCCTCGAAGGAAGTCCTGCCCCGACAGGCTCTTGTCCACCTTCGGCGGCCCAAATTTACGCGAAACCCAATCCAAAACGCCCTTCACGCCGCGCCCCCTTTCCGCATCATGCCTTCTTTTCGTTGCAACCGTTCTGCATACTCGCCCGCGCCGTTTTCACGGCAAACCATGCCCAAAACGCCCGAAAGGCCCTCAAATCGCATTCTACGGCTTTCTTTATGATCTCGCATTTTTAACAAATCGCCGCTTTGAAAGTGTTCATCGACTCCGCCCCGGCATGAACTGCCAGCGCGCCTGCCCAAAATCGGTCCGAGTGTCCATTCGTGCCCCGGTCGGCCGTGAAGCGGATGTTCCCGCTCGCCGTCGTGTCCTTCTTGATTGCCCGCAGGTCCGCCCGGAGCTCCTTCGATTCCGGGATCCGGATTGCCTTATCCTCGAAGGCCGCCCGAAATGGAAACGCCAGCTCGCTCTTCACTGCCGCCGTGAAGGTCACCGCCTCTACCTTCCAACCGTGGCGAACTTTCGCCCGCTCCGCAAATTGCATCCCGATTCCCGTCGAGTCGATGCACACCCGCTTGACGTTCGGCAGCCTCACAATCCCGTCGAGCACCTCCTCTTGAAAGGAAAAGGTCTCGCCCTTCATTTCCACCAGCTTTCTCGTGAAGTAAGTCCCCGCGATCTTCTCCGCCACCCAGATCACCGTCAGGTCATGCTTTCGGCCCACGTCGACCCCGACGTAAAGGTCCCCGCACTCCACCAGATTCTTTTCCCAAACTTCCCCCGGTCGATACTCGCAAGCCGCGATTTCGTCGTAGGTCAAAAACGCCCCGGCATCGTCCGCCGGAATGCACATGAATTCCTGCAAGAAACTTTCCTCGTCCGCGCACCCGCTCCGCATGAAGTCGAAATAGTCCGCCTCGTCCATCTCCTGCCTCGGGTCATCCTTCGGCAGCTTCCCCTGGAGCTTGAAAAGAAACCCTTGGTCCAGCACGTCCTGCAAGGTGACCGAGTGAAGAGAGAAGCCCTTCGGGTTCCCCTTGTGCTTCACCTCCTCGACCAGCCCGTTGAAAAAATTGTGACTCCCCCGGTGAGTCGAAAAGATCTCAAGCTGGCCGCCCCAAGTGATTCCCGGGTAGGCAATGGAATAAAGTTTCCTCGGATCCGGGTGAAGCGCGAACTCGTCGAGGATCCGATCACCCCGCTTGCCCGCCTGGGCGTCCGGGTTTGAGCTCAACGAATGCGCCCGGAGTCCATTGTCAAACCGGAGCACGTAGGCCGAGTGTCCCGCCTCGTCGATCACCCGCTCGCCCAAGTCTTCCGCCCCGGCTTGCAAGACGTTCGCGAACCCTTTGAGATCCTCCAGGAAAAGCCGCGCCTGCATGTCATCGCGCGAGGAGATCCACGCATCAAGCCGGGCCGACTTTACCGCCTTCCGCCGGACGATCCCGTAGGCACTCGCCCACGTCCATCCGACCTGACGCGGTTTCTCCGCCAACTTAAGCCGCGACCGATCCCGCACCCAACCTTCTTGATAGGGGAGGAGGACGGCGTCTGACTTTGGCTTGTTCTTCGCTTTTCCCATTACAGCAATCCCGCCGCCTCCTCGATTCGTTGCAAAGCCTCTTCCGAGAGCCCCCCGTCTTTCGATCCTTTCATTGCCGCCTCGATCTTCGCTTTCGCTTCCTCGGCGGCCTTCACCTTCTTTTCGAGAATCGCCACTTTCCGCGAATCCATCGCCAGGCTCTTGTCCTTCAAGATCAAATCCCCGACCCGCTTGACCGCCGCCGGGTCCACGTCCGGCTCCAGCAGGAGGTCGAAGAAAATCTGGCTCAACTTCTCGAAGGCCACCGAGTCCCAATCGACCGGATTCTCCGAGGCCGCCCGCTGCATCTCCTCGGCTCGCATGACTGCCAGCTTCCGGCGCTCCTTCAAGACAGGAGCGCAATGCCGCTTGAAAAAGGACGACAACGCCGCAAGCGATGACGAAACCCCACACTCGACTTGGAGCCACGTGAGACAGTCCTCGTACTTCGTGCCCCCCAGGAGCATCTTGACCAACTCCTCCAGGTGCCCCGGCTTCAGTGCATCGAGCTTGCTGTCTGATCTTGCTTTCCTTGCCATTGTTCATTCCCTCAATCGTGCTTTGCCCTCATCGGTGATCCTCCACCGGTGCCCGTAGTCCTCGTGGTCAATTCCGATCACTTGCCCCTTTCGTTCCAAAGCCTGAAGCGCCGCCGTCACATCGCCGAGCGTCTCCGGCTTTCCGGTCGAAAGCCCGACATGACTTTGCACCGCCGAGCACGTCGTCAAGTGGCCCGCCAAGTCCACCAGGACCTCCAAAATTGATCTTTCCAAATTCATCCTTCCAAATGTTTATCAAGAAGCCTCGAAAGCATTTCCTGCTGTGCCCTCTGGCTCTCCTCGATCTTCGTCACGCCCTTGGCGCAATCGTTGAGCCGGTTGTAAATCTTTTCATTGGCCTCCCGTGCCGTCTTCCGCTCACTCTCGAAGCGGTCGTCCACCTCGCGAAATTCCGTTTCCAGCCGTTTCTCGATCCGCCCGATTTCCGCGTGGACCTCGCCCCGTGTCGCGTTCCCGCGAGTCTGCCAAATCAAAACCGACATCATCCCCAAAGACAAAAGACCGCCGAGCGTGACCACCAACCAGAGCGCCGCGATGCTCTCCATTGCCAGGACTGCCGCCAAAATCATTCCGCGCCCCCTTCCTCCTGATCTTCCTTTCGCAGGAAATCCACCGCCGTTTCCGTCCGCGCCTGCGAAATCTTTACATCCGTTAAAGCCGAGGCCAGCTCCGCCTTCACGAAGGTTTGCCCGATCCATGAAACCCCGCCCGAGATTGCGCACACAAAGCCCCCGATTTTCACAAAGTCCATCCAACCCAGTTTCCCCGCCGTCGCCGCCCGGAGCTCAAGCGACGCGATCCGCGCCCGGCTTGTCTCCGCCAGCTCTTCCAGCTTGTCCACCTGGTCGGCCAGGTCTCCCACCTTCGCCGGGACCGTCTTCAAGTCCTCACTCATCGCGCCCTCCTTCCAAAACTCGCTTGCCCGCTTCGATGATGCAAAGCCCGTGCAAGATCCCTGCAAACGACTTTCCCGCCTTCGGGTATCGCTTCGCCAAGTATCCTCCCAAGTCCGAAAGACTCTTTTCTGAAAGTTCCCCCAGCGTCTTCTCGATCCCGGCAAGATCCATCCCCACCAGGCCCTCGACCATCTCCTCCGCGTTTCGTGTCCTCCAATCCGTCATTTCGCCTCTTTCGCTTCTTTCGTGGTTGGCTGTAAAATCCTCATCGCGCCTTCCTCGCCATCTCTAAAAGCCCGTTTGCCGCCTCCATCACATACTGCGCCAAGGGCAAAGCCGAGCACGCCTCTTGCTCCGCCGGGTCGTTAAATTCCAACCCTTCACCCAACCCCAAAAAGTCCGCCACTCCTCGCGCCAACGAGAGCCCATAAGTCAACCGGATCTCCGCGTCCCCAAGGTCACGCTCACCGCCCGGCGTGTGAATGAAATCCAACTCCGCCAAAGCCGCGGGCATCTTGGTGTGCCGCAAAACGTGAAAATTCGCCCGCTTAATTCCCCGGTCCGGAATGTCCCACACCTGGTCCACCATCCGCTCCTGCACCGCCTCCGCCAACGGAAAGGAAACCCGCGTCTTCCGCGCGATCCAAGTTTCAATCCCGCGCGCCGGAGTGTTCGCCGAGTTGCAATGGATCGACAAAAGACAATCCGCCTTCGCCTCGTTCGCAATCTTCACCCGTTCCGGAAGCGGCACAAACGCGTCCGCCTCCCTCGTCATCACCACCTCGACCCCGAACTTCTTGAGCTCATGCTCCGCGATCTTGGCCACGTCCAGCACCACCGCCGACTCTTTCAAGCCGCTCGGCCCGAGAGCCCCGGAATCGTGCCCACCGTGGCCCGGATCCAGACAAACAAACTTTTGTTCACTCATCGCCGCCTTTACTTCCCGCTCGTCAAATCCACGAAGCCGGTGCCGCTGTCAGTCTCCACCGGCACCCTCAGAAAAGGCCGCCATTGGCGACCTTGCCCAAACAGGACACCGCCTTTCGCCCCACTGTCGTCCCGATAGTGAACCGACCCCACCACATCAAAACCGCGCCACGCTTGGCACGATGTCAAAAGGAGAGCGGCCAGCATGGCGAAACCCATCACGCACAAGCTGGCCGCCTTCGGTCCGAAGAGTGAAACTTTCCCCGACGTGACAAAACGGACCAAAATATTGAGAGCTGCCAAAGCCGAAACGAACTCGACCGGATTCTCCGCCAGCCATTGCTGGACCGTCGGCACCAAAGCCGCCAGGATCGCGAGCCCGTTCAACCAGAGCGTTTTCGACCGGTGCGGCTTTTTCGGCGCTTGAGATTCCCCGCTTCCCGGGTCAACCTGGTCGGAGTTCGGCGGCGGCGTGTCGTCCTTCATCGACGCCATCAAACCACACCCGCCCGGCCTCTCCCGGCCACCTCCGCCACCCGCGCCAAAACCGCAAAACACCCCACCAACCCCCAACCGGAGGACCAAAAAAAAAGGAGAGCCAAAGCCCTCCTTCCTCGAACATTCAAACCACCCGACCCGCTACGCGCGCGGGTGTTCTCGGCTGTTCAGCGAAGGAATTTTGCAGATGATGAGGGAGGATTTCACCAGCGCGTGCCACCATCCATTCTCACTTGGCACCGTGTCTTTCTCCCAGTCGGCAGCGAGCGCATAGACAGCCCACTCCCCGCGCTTCCCGTGTTCGTCGATGAGCCGCTCGGCATCCTCGGGAGTTCTGACCGCGAAGCCTCCGGGGTAGTCTTTGCGGCGTCCCAGCTTCTGGAACTTTTTACCGTATTCGACGATCCCACGGTCATAGTTGGCCTCATGGCCCACCGTGAAGACGCTGAACAAGTCGGAGGACAGCAACCCCTCGTCGCGTCCTTGTTTGGCGCGGGAGGGCTTCGATTGAGTTAGTTTCTTCGGCATGGTCTTAGGGCTTCGATTCGGGGATGCCTCACCCCCGGCGTTCTCCTTGAACTCCGGCGACCATTCATTGCACGCCGGGCAAGGCGTGTTCATGACATCACCGTCCGGGGCATCACTTGGGATCATGAATGATCCCGCGCAACCTGGGCAGACCTCCGGCGCCTTCAAGGCCTCCTCCAATCTCTCCACCCGTTCCGCCAGCGCGTCGAGGTCCTCGCGCAAGTGATAAGTACTTGTCCTTTTGTGTCCTTCGCTCATTTCAAAAATCCCCATTCTCCACCCTCTGCTTGTATTCCCAAGCGCTCAAAAGATCCACTCGCCAGGAACAATTCCTTCCCGGCCTCTTCACCGCTCGAACCACCCCGGCCCGCAAGAGCTTGTAAATCGAATCTTTTTGATACCCCCACAAGATCCTCGACGCCTCCCGCACCGATCCCCACCGGGTCAACCGTGCCCCGCTCCGCGCACTCAACACCCCATCCTCATCCCACGATGAGAAGGGGAGGGTGACTTGCTCCTCGGCGGCCATGCGTGAATCATACCACACCCCATGAAGGGCAGGCTGGTTGTCACTCGTCCAGAATCTTCGGCTCCGCCCCGCTTCGCTTCTTCTCGGCATCCTCCCGCACCTTCAAACTTGCCGCCACTATCGGCGACACTTCCTCTTGCCCCTTCATCACCTCTGCCAACCTCGCGACCGGCCCCGCCATTTTTACCCATTCCCGTCCGATTTCTTCCCGCTCCGATTTCTTCATCGGTGACAAAATCAAAACCTCCCACAACTCCCGCAAGATCGCTTCTTCCCGGATCGCGTGACATGCCACCTCCAAGAACTCTTTCCCCGCCGCGCTCGCCAGTTGTTCTTTCATCATCACCTCCGCTGCCGCCAAGCTCACCCTGGCGAAAATCCCCGCCGCCTTCACTCGCGCCAAGTAAACCTTCACCGCCTCCGCTCGTTCACTCTCAACCCTCGCCCCGACGGCATTCACTAAGGCCCGCACCGCGTCCGGTTTCCTTTCCTGCCCGCAAACCCCGGAGCACCCGACCAGCACGCAAAAAACAATCGCTTTCATCTTCACACCTTTTCTACGTAGTAACCCTGGAAAACCAAGTCCTCGCTCGGCAGCAAATCCGGAAACTCATCATTCAACGATTCAAAAACCGCGCGCTTTCGATTCCACCTCTTCACCGAGCTCCCGGTCCCATCGCTCACCACACAAATCCGACCGTTCCCCGGCGTGTAAGCCTCCCGACCGTCCACCACGATCAAGTCGCCGTCCTGGAGCTCCGGCTCCATGCTCCGCCCCGACACCCGCACCACGAAGCACCCTTTCGGATACGGTCGCGGCACCTTCACCACCTCCTCGATTTCTGCCGCCATCGGCTCACCCGCCGCCACCTCACCACGGAAGGGGAGAGTGTAAACCGGCAAACCCTCCGCCACCTTCTGCTCCACCTCTTTGAGATCGTAAACCGCCGCCCCCTTGTGAGTCGGTCGCCCTCCTTTGCCCACCCGGTCCGGAGCCGAGACAAACTCCTTGCCCAGCCCGATCTTTTCCGCCGCCGACAGCCGCAAAAACTCCGACCGACTCGTCGAGCCCCGCGCCTTGTCGATCGCATCCAGCAACCCCTGCGGAAGCGAAAGAGAGATCCTCACCTGTAGATTGTCCGCGTGCATAGCCTCCCGCAATAAACCTTTTTTCACTTCCCGCAATATTTTTCTTGCTTACTCAGTCTTACTTAGTATTACCCAATGTCAACAGACCAACCCATGCCGCGCAAGACCACCACTGCACCCAAGACCCCCGTCATCACCACCAAGATTGACCGGGACCTCTACCGCCTCCTTCGGGCCGCCGTCCGCAAGCAAGACACCGACCTCTCGAAGTTCACCCGCCAAGCCCTGCGCGAAAAACTCTCTCGCCTCGGTGTCTCTCTTTAGCCCGATTTCATACTCAGTATGAAACCCACCCGCCACTCCATGACCGCTGAAGAACTCCTCGCCCTGCCCGACGCCGAACTCGACCGCGTCCCCCTCGATGAGGTCAAGCGCATCCTCAACGAAGAGCGGTCCAAGCTCGACCGCCTCGACCGCCGCCTCGCCCTCGCCGAAAGCGCCGGTCCCAAGTCCGCCCGCGAAGTCGCCGACCTCCTCGGCATCTCTCCGCGCCGAGTCTCCGAAATCCAACAAATCGCCTTCCTTAAACTTCGGGACCAGTTCCCCGAACTCAAGGACCTCCTCAAGCCCTGAACCCTGAACCTTTCAACCTTTCAAAATGATCTCACCCGATCCCCATCACAACCCCGACGCCGTCGCCCTTTCCCAGCGTCGCCACGCCGAGGCCCTCATCACCGAGCCCGACGAAGCCCGCGCCCGCCTCGCCGTTCTACAGCTCACCGTCGCCCCGGCCCGCGCCAACCTCGAAACCCTCGAACACGCCCTTTACCTCGAAACCAACGGAAAAGCCCGGCCCGCCCGCCTCGCCTGCCTTTCCCAAGCCGTCAAAGACCTTCAAGCCAAACTCTAAACCCAACCCAACCCAAAACCCAAAAACAAAAATGATAGCCATCGCTCTCCTCTCCATCATCGCCCTCTCCGGCGTCATGCTCTCCCTGAGCTTCGAGTGCCGCCGCCTGGCTCGCGACGTCCACCACGCCCGCCAGGACCTCCACAACCTCCGCCAAGCCCTCCGCCACGGATCAATCTTGCCCGATAGCAAGGGTTTCTTTCGCCTCATGGTCCCCATTCGCGCCGTCGGTGGCTTTGCCGACGGCGAGGTCCGCTTTGCCCCCGTCGGCAAACTCCCCGAAGAGATCGCCTTCGAGTGGACCGACGAGCACGACGTCGAGCACCTCACCACCTACCAAATCAGCGAAAACTTTTCCAACGGCGCGCACGAAGCCCGCCCCCTTGCCAACCACTAACGGCACCCGAAGCCATGATCGAAGCCCTCATCCTCGCCGCCGCCGTCGCCCTCCTTTGGAGGCGCTCCCGATAACCCAAAACCCAAAACCCATGAAAAAAACAACCGAACTCCAAAAGCGCCTGGACCATCTCAAATGGTTCCAAGCCTGCCACAACCTCCGCATCGGCAAACTCACCGCCGCCCTAAAAGGCCGCCCTCAAAACCCAGCTCAACTGCGCGAGGAGTTGATCAAACAAAATGAGGAGATGGAGGCCGCCATCACCGAGCGCTCCGAAATCGAGGGGATCCTCCGCGACATTCGCCGCGACCAGTCCGACCTCAAAGAGGCCCGCGCAAACGTCCGCCAGCTCGTCTGCGCCATGCTCGCCAACCCCGAGCTCGTCGAAAATGACTACGCCTCCTTGGTGAACGACGCCGCCCAAGTCGAGTGCCTCATCCAAGCTCTTCAATTTTCCTAGACCATGTCCACTCAAATCACCATTCCCAGCGCCGGAGACCTCGCCCTCAACACCGGCGAAGTCCTGACCCGACTTCCCTCCGACGCCCTCCACAACCGGCTCCACCACCTCGCCGAAACCGCCAAGGAAGCCCGCGAAAACCTCGAAGCCACCGAGCTTGCCGCCCTCGTCTTGTGTGCCCTAGAGTTGGAACACCAGCAAAAGGTAAACCATGGTTTACCATGGAAAAAGTGGGTCAAATCCAACTGTGATTTTTCCTACATGACCGCAACCAAGCGCGCCCGCGTCCTCAAGGCCGCCCGCGCCGGAGCCATTCCGAACCTCGCCCCCGATCTCATCCCCGAGACCGCCCCGAGCCTCATGTCGCAAGATGAATTGCGCGACACCGGCAACGCCCTCGCAAACGCCCTGCAAGGCCTCGGCGGGATCCGCCAGCTTTACTTGCAGCTGGAGGTCATCTCACTCCCCGGCGGCAAAAAAGACAACTCAGCCGCCCCCGGCAAAAGCGCCCCCACAGAGGACGAGGACGCCGAGCACCTCTTCGTCGGCAGCCTCCGCCCCTTGGAGAAGCTCTTCGCCAAGCGACGCCACCTCAAGCTCCGCCCCGACCAGGCCCGCGAACTCGAACGCGTCCTCAAATCCTACCTCGACGACCTCGCCCTCATCAAATGAAACCCACCACCTTCCTCCTTCGCCTCGTCGAGTTCCCCTTCGTCCTCCTCGGTTTCATCGCATGGGGCGTCATCTTCGGAATCACTGGCGGCGCCTGCATGGCTTGGGCCGTTCTTCACCGCCCCGAAGGTCTTTCCCTTTCTGCCGCGGTTGATCGCGAAGTCAATTTGTAGGCCCTGAACCCTGAACCCTTCCACCTTTTCACAAAGTGAAACTCCCCGCTCCCTTCGTCCTTCACCTCCGCGACCTCGCCGAGGCCTCGGCTTGGAGCATCGGGACCCACCGCCGCCACCTTCTCAAGCACCTTGCCCGGTGGCGGCGGTTTCCCAAAACCACCTTGCCCTTGCCCGGCTACCTCACCCCGCCCGCCAACTCACCCGGCCACGATCACCCCCCAGGCTGGAGCCGCTCCAACTTTGAGCGCATCGCCAACGACCACCGCCTCCGCCTCCAGTGCCGCCAGCCCTCAACAAGCCCGGCCTGAACCCTGAAACCTGAACCCTGAAACCTTTTCAGAAATGAATATTCAACTTCCCGACCCCAACTCGTCCACCTTCACCGCTTTGCCCCAAGACGCCCGGCAAGAAGTTCGCGACTGGCTCGACGCCTTCCAAACCCACCCATTCAGCAAGCCGGTCGGGAAGTGGATTGACACAATCGCCAACCACGTCGGCAAGAGTCCCGCCACCGTCCGCCGAAAGTACGATGAATTTCGGAAGTCCAAATCCTGGAAGGTCTTCGTCCCCAAGCACCGCCTCCCCAAAACCGCCCTCAACGTCCGCACCCGCCACGAGGTCTTCCGGAACCACCTCGCCGCCCTTGCCGAGAATCACCAGCGCAACTCCACCGCCGCAATCCGCAAGCTAAAACGCCAGTGGAAAAACCGCGAAACCGTCCCCGCTTATGAAGACTTTCCCGGCTGGCCTGCACTCCCCGACGGCTGGAGCGATCGCAACCTTTCCCGCATCATTCAAGACGTCTGCGACAAGCGCGCCCTCAAAGCCCTCCGCCACGGCACCAGCTCCAAAACCAACGCCCTTCTTCCTCAAGTCCACCTCACCCGCGTCGGCCTTTACCCTGGAGCCGTCTATCAACTCGACGACGTCTGGCACGACAACTTCGTCACCATCGGCAAAAACCCCCGAGCCGTCCGCGTCCTGGAGCTCGGCGTCCTCGACCTCTTTTCCGGCTGCCGATTCCATTGGGGATCCAAGCCGAGAATGCGCCGCGAAGACGGCACCCACCAAAACCTCAACGAGCGGGAAATGCGTTTTTTCCTCGCCGCCCTTCTCCTTAACTTCGGCTACTCCGAACGCGGAACCCAGCTCATGGTTGAGCACGGCACCGCCGCTATTCGCGAAGACGTCGAGCGCATCCTCCGCGATGACACCGGAGGCCTTGTCACCGTCGAACGCCAGCCCATCGAGGGCACCCAGCAAGCCCTCAATAAATTCTGGCCCGGATCCGAAGGCGGAAACTTCCGCGCCAAAGCCTCCCTCGAATCCCTTCACAACCTGATCCACAACGACCTCGCCCACCTCGCCCTGCAAACCGGTAAAAATGCCGACTCCCGCCCCGTCACCACCGACCGGCAACTCCATTACATCAAGCGCATCATCACCGACGTTGCCAAGGTCAACCCCGCCGCCGTCGAAGCCCTCCAGCTCCCCGGCCTCGATTACCACTCCCAGTTCGTCCCTTTCCTCAACGACTACTATAGACACGGCCTCAACGCCCGCACCGATCACAACCTCGAAGGATGGGCCGAGCTCGGCCACGTCGTCACCGAGTTTACCGCCATTCCCGGCTCCGACCAGTTCCTCACCGTCGAGCAATTCCTCGCCCTCCCCGAAGTCTCCCGCCTCACCCTCGCCGAAGCCGCCCGACAGTCTCCCACCCAATACACCCGCAAGCGCTCCCTTTCCCCCGCCGAAGTCTGGAACCCCGCCGTCAAATCCCTCCGCCGCATCTCCCACACCACCGTTTGTGACATTCTCTCCCAGGACCTCGCCCGAGAGGTCAAAGTCCGGGGAAGTTACATCGAGTTCAAGGACCTCGACATTGCTCCGGACCCCATGATTTACCAGGCCCGCCTTCGCACGCCCGAAGGCGTCGAGCGCGAACTCCCCGCCGGGTCAAAATTCCAAGCCTTCGCCAACCCCTTCGCCCCTCGCTTCCTTTTCGTCTGCAATGCCAAGGGCACCTGCCTCGGCACCTGCGAACTCGTCCAGCGCACCAGCTACACCGACCGCCAGGGGATCGCCGAAGCCGCCGGTCACAAGCGCGAGCGAATTGCCGACATTCTGCAACCCTCCCGCACCCGCCAAGCGGGCCAAGTGCAAGACGCTCAAGACCTCCGCGAACACAACCGCCGCGTCCTCAAAGGAGAGCCCACCGACCCCGCCGAACGCCGCACCCTCGCCGGTCAAAAAGCCGCCGACACCCGGCAGAGAAACCGGGTCCAAAACCGCGCCAAATCCACCGACGCCACCGACGCCCTCGAAGCCTGGTCCACCCCCGGCCCAGCCACCGAGGAGGACGCCCCGGAGGTCGAAGCCGAAGAAACTTTTAACCCCTTTTCGGAATAACCCCGAAACCCAAAACCCATGACTAGACAAAACAAAAAATACCGCATCAAGCGCTCGCAAATCGAAGCCTGGCTCGCCTCCGCCAACGACCGCACCGCCCGCGTCATCCGCTGGCTTCATTCCTACGCCGCCACCGGGGACCTCTCCACCGACGAAATTGGCGCTCGCCTTCGTCAACGAAACGGTAAGCCCTATTCCGGAGATTCCGTTTATCAGGCCCTCACCGGACGCCGGACCGAGGAACAACTCGACGCCTTCCTGGAGGCCGTGGACAAGCTCGCCGGACTCGAACGCGAACGGCAAACCATCACCCGCGCCGGATTCGTCGAGACCAACCTCACCAAGAAGATTTTCAGCGTGTGCGACACCGCCCGAAACTTTGGAAAAGTCATGTTCATTTTTGGCCGGTCCCACATCGGCAAAACCACCGCCCTCCGCGAATACACCCGGCGGAATAACTCCGGAGCCACCATTTACTTCCGCGCCCCCGCTGGCGGGTCAAAATCCCGCTCCCTCCAGCTCCTCTCCCGCACCCTCAACCAACCAACAGGGACGCGCGACATCGACAAAGAGGAGAATGTCATTTCCTGTTTTGACGAGCGGCAAGTCCTCATCGTGGACGAGGCCCACCAGTTCCTTTCGTCCAAGGTCGGCCTTCGCACCCTCGAATTCCTCCGCGAGCTCCAGGACCGGAGCGGCTGCGGTCTCGTCATCTCCGCGACCGAAGTTTTTGAGCGCGCCATGAACGACGACCCCGCCGTCTCCAAACTCCTCGGTCAGCTCAAAATGCGGTCCCTGATCCAAGCAAAACTTCCCGACCGCCCCACCAAGGCCAACCTGAATCAGTTCGCCAAACACTTCGGCTTGCCACCCGCCAAAGACGAAGCCCTCGACCTTCAAAGCGAGGTCATCAAGTCCCACTCCTTGGGCCGCTGGCTCGCCATCATCGAGGGCGCTTCCCGCATCGCCTCCAAGGCCTCCGAAACCCTCGCCTGGCCTCACGTCCTCAAGTCCCACGCCGCGCTCATCCAACTTGAAACCGGAGCCTAGGAAATGGACCAAATCGAGACCGCCCTCCAGCAAGCCTGGCACGACCTCCAGGAGGCCGATTTCCAGCTCCTCCAAGCCCTCTCCGACCACCTCGGGGAGGGGGACTTTTCCCCGAAAAAATCGGTTCGAAAAGCCCTCCAAAAACTCACTCAAATCTCGATCAACCTCGACCGCCTCAAAACCCAACTCAAAGACTAAAAATGCCCCTCGATATTCCCACAAACCAAAGCGAACTCAACGAGCTCGCCGAAGCGCTTGAAAGCGTCTCCGAGCGCCAGCCCAGCGCCTCCGGAATCCTCACCTTTCTCCGCTACTCTGACCGCGCCAAACAACTCGCCCACGCCCTCACCTTCGCCACCCTCAACGACCCCGCCCAGGCTGTCGGTTTTGCCGATAATTGCGACACCCTCGCGGGCGTTTGCGGAGCCCTCCGAGATCACGTCGTGAGCACCGAAGGCAGCCTCTTTTGGAAGGGAAAAAAAGCCCTCCTTCTGGGCCTCGCCGACCACTTCCACGACCTCGCTGAACAAGCCCGAAACCGCCCCGGCCAGGACCTCCTCAATCTTCTCTAAAACCCAAACCCAAAACCCAAGAAAACCATGCCTAGAATTAAAGCCAAAACCACCACTTTTTCGACCCGCCGGGACTTTGAACTCGCCGTCGATAAAGCCGCCGTCCTCCAGCTCAAAATGGAGGCCGACGTCGCCGAACACAACAAGCGCAAAGCCGCCGAAGACAAGGCCTTCAAATCGCGCCTCAAAGCCGACCAGGCCCGCCTCTGCGAGCTCGTCACCAACTGCGAATCCTACGCCGCCCACCACCGCGAAGAGCTCCTCGGCGAAAAGCAAACCGGCGAAACAAAACTCGCTCATTTCGGCTACCGCAAGAGCCCTGGGATCGTCAAAACCTTGAACTCGAAATGGACTCTCGGCAAAGCCCTCGAAGCCCTCAAGGCCGCCGGGAAGACCGCCTGCATTAAGGTTACCGAGACTCTGGACAAACAAGCCGTCAAACGCCACCTCACCGAGCCCGAAATGGCCGCCTTTGGCCTCCGCATCGACGCCCCGGAAGAGTTCGGCATCGAAGTTAAACGAGCCGAAGAAACCCCCGAGAAAAAGGCCGTTTCCAAGTAGCAAAAACCCTCACTTTTGGGCCTTCGCGCCACGCGTGCGGAGGCCCTTTTTTTAACCCATGACCACCAACCAAAAACGCCTTTATTTCCGCGAATGGGGAGCCGCCCGAAAGCGCCTCCGCGAAGCCGGATTTTCACCCGCCGAAGCCGACGCCGAGCGCCCCCGGATCCACGCCGAAAACAACCTCCCCAAGTCCTCCAAAGAGTTCAACAACGGAAGCCACCTCGACCGCTTCCTCAAGGCCTGCCGCGCCATCACCGGCAAGCCCTCGGTCGACGTCGACGACCAGGAGCGAAAGCGCCTCGTTTTCCTCATCGAGCAAACCGGCCTGGAAACTCCCTACCTCGACAAACTTGCCCGCGACAAGTCCGAAGGATTCAACTGGCGAGCCCTTCCCGTCGATAAGCTCAAGCACCTCCTCTTCACCGCCAAATCCCGAGCCCGCGCCCGCGCCAAAAAATGAAACCAGAACGTTCCCACCTCCCCGAGCTCGTCCTCCTCAAGGCCGCCGAACTTTTCCCCGTCGCCCCCCAGGAGGTCCTCTCGCCCATCCGCTCCAACCGGATCGCCCGAGCCCGCTTCGCCGTCATGGTCACCCTTTATGACCTCGGTTTCTCCCTCGTCGAGGTCGGCCTGATTTGCGGACGCCGCGACCACTCCACCGTCATCCACGCCCGCCGCCGTCTCCCCGTCCTGGCCTCCCGGGATCCCGACCTCGCGGACCGTCTGCAAACCCTCCGCGACGCCTTCGCACTCCCCCCGCTGCTACCCGCGATTTCTTCTCAAACCTCTGTCAAATCGTCTATTTCGGCCTAGTTTTTTCTCAATCCTCGCACCGCCGAAAATCTCGCCCCCAACAGCCTGGAACCCTTGTGGTTTCAGGCTTTTTCGTGCTTTTTCTCAATCCTTCGTCATTTCTCAATCCTCCTGTCCTGCCTCAGT